TGACATTATTAAAAATGCAGAAGAAAGAATATTTGAATTAGTTCAGTTTGATTTTTTTAAAAAAAATGTTTCAGGTAATGTAACTCTTGGTAATAGATTTTTAACTGCGCCCTCAGACTATATTTTGAGCACCTATCTTGCAGTTGTCGATGGTAGTGGAGATTACACATATTTAGAAAAAAAACATTCTTCTTTCATGCAAGAATATACTGTAGATCCAACAGATAGCTCTTTAAGAGGTAAGCCTTTGTATTATGCAGATTATGACAAAGAGTTATCTACTGCATCTAGTAATGGTTCTACGTTAGTTTTAGCGCCAGTACCTGATAGTAATTACACCGTAGAATTACAATATATTTATAAACCAGCATCACTTGTTTCTAGTACAACTGGCACTTGGTTATCTCAAAATGCTAGAAATGGTTTACTTTTTGCTTGTTTGTCTGAAGCATATTTATTTATGAAAGGTGATGCACAATTACAAGAACAATATGAAAGAAGATTCCAAGAAGAAATTTCAAGACTAAAAAATAGAGCAGAAGGTAGAGGAAGAAGAGACGAATACCGTTACGACTCCCTACGTTCACAAACAACTTAGAGGAGGTAAAATGGAGAAGATAGAATCCCTAAAAGGGAAAACCATAGCTATAGTAGGTATGGGGAGAAGTTGGCACGATTACAATTTAGCTAAATCGCATGGAATACACTTTGATGAAGTTTGGGCTATAAACTCAGTTGCTAGCGTAATTTTTCATGACAGAGTTTTTATGATGGATCCGCCATCAAGATTTTTAGATAGTGATGATGCTGGTGGTCAAACAGAAACTATGCGAAAACTTCTTCAAGAACATGACAAACCAATATATTCTTGTGTAGTCGATGAAAGGTGTCCGCCAGTAGTTGAATATCCAATACAACAAATTGTCAGAGACTGTCATTGTTACTATTTAAATAATACTGTTGCTTACGCAATAGCTTTTGCTTATTGGAATGAGGTGGGTAATTTAAAATTGTTTGGTATTGATTTCAGTTACAAAGGAAACTTGCACTTTGCAGAAGCTGGTAGAGGCTGTTGTGAATTTTGGTTAGATAAATGTATGCACAAAGATATACAAGTAGAAGTGGCTAATAGTTCTGCTTTATTAGATTCTAATGAGGATGCTCAAGATAAATTATATGGCTACCATAGATTGAAAGACCCTATGGTGGTTGTTTTAGACGAAGAAAAAAAATTAAAAGTTTTGAAAAAAAGTGAGTATGAATCTTCCATAGTTAGGCCAGAAAGAACACCTATTATGGTAGATAGAAATGATCCTAATGTTCTTGGAGAGCCAAAAAAATGGTAGATGAAATAACCCCTGGAGTTTCTTTTGAGCTTGGTATAGTTGAAACAAAAACAACAAACTACGGAGGACATACTCCTGAGTTTTGGGCGGAAAGATTAACAGAAAAAATTGTTGGTTATTCTGAAGATAATGAACCGCATGTAAAAGAACAAGCTAAAGCTTTTAAGGATGTTATTTATAAAGTTTGTTTAATTTACATAAAAAATGCTATAAAATCATATCAATCCACTTTGAAACAAGATTTGATTAAAAGTGGAGAAAACGAATTAGCAAAAACTATAAAATAAAATTAAAGGTAAATTATGGCTATTACATCTACATTAACCTCTAGTTTTAAGAAAGAGTTGCTACTTGGTAATCACAATTTTACCAATAGTTCGGGAGATACTTATAAACTAGCTTTATACACAAGCTCTGCAACTCTTGGAGCCACTACAACTTCCTTTACTACTACTAATGAAGCTAGTGGTACTAATTATTCTTCGGGAGGCGGAACACTAACAAATGTTACTCCTACGTTGGATAGTACTACTGCTATTACAGATTTTTCAGATCTAACTTTTAGTACAGCTACAATTACGGCTAGAGGATGTATGATTTATAATAGTTCTGATTCTAACAAATCAGTAGCTACTATAGATTTTGGTGGAGACAAAACTTCAACCGCTGGAGACTTTACAATAGTTTTTCCTGCAGCAGCAGCAAGTACAGCTATTATAAGAATAGCGTAGGAGAGGAGCATGGCTCTTGTCCTAAACGATAGGGTAAAAGAAACTACCACTACAACTGGTACTGGCACCATCAACTTAGGTGGTGCTGCTACTGGTTTTGAAACTTTTGTAGCTGGTATAGGTAATTCAAATACAACATATTATTGTATTGCTGGCCAAGGTACAGCAGAGTTTGAAGTAGGTATAGGTACTGTTACTGACGCTTCGCCAGATACGTTATCTAGAACTACCATTTTAAGTAGTTCTAATAGCGATAGTGCTGTTAATTTTTCAGCTGGAACCAAAGATGTATTTTGTACTCTGCCAGCTAGTAAAACCATAAGAGAAGTCGATACTGCTTTGAATGTGCCAACTGGTACTACAGCGCAAAGAGCTGGATCTCCAGCAGCTGGTGATCTTAGATTTAATACTACAACTTCAAAGTTTGAAGGTTACTCTGGTTCGGCTTGGGGTGATATTGGTGTAGGTAATTTTTTAGTTACTAATACTTTTACAGGAGACGGTAGTGATACTACCTTTACCATTTCAAATGCAGTCGCAGATGAGAATAATTTATTAGTATTTATTGATGGTGTTTTTCAAGCACAAAATGTTTATTCAATATCTGGCACTACATTAACTTTTGCTACAGCTCCCGCAAATGGAAGAGTAATTACAGTTTATTCTGCACTAAATAATATCCAGGGAGCCAACGTAGTTAAGGCCACTATGACTGGGGACAATAGTGATACAACATTAGCATTAGGTGTTACACCAATAAGCGAAAACGCAGTACAAGTTTATTTTGATGGTGTCTATCAAAACAAAGATAGTTTTAGTATTTCTGGAGAAACTTTAACTTTTGGTGTAGCTCCACCAACTGGCGTAGCAGTAGAAGCTATAACACTTACTGTTACAGATTTAGCAGCAGCGGCCTCAAGTATTTTAGTAGATGAATTTACTGGCGATGGATCTGATACAACTTTTACCTTATCAGCAGCGCCAGCAAATGAAAACAATACGCAAGTTTTTGTTGGTGGTGTTTATCAAGAAAAAGCAACTTACAGTATAAGTGGTACGACTTTAACTTTTTCTGAAGCACCAGCTAATACTGTATCTATTGAAGTAGTATCTGTAGCCGTAGGACAAATTAATTCCGCCATACAGTTATCAGACGCAGATGGTGATACTAAAGTTATGGTCGAAAAATCTTCTGATGAAGATACCATTAGAATGGATATTGCTGGTACTGAAGTATTAACACTAACTAATAGTGCTATGACTTTGAAAGGGACAACACCAAAAATAACAATTGGTGATGGTGGTGCAGAAGATACAGCTTTGATATTTGACGGTAACGCACAAGATTTTCATATAGGTTTAGACGATTCAGCTGATGATTTAGTTATCGGCACAGGTTCTACAGTAGGTTCAAATCAAAAATTAGTTATGGATTCAGATGGCCATATTGGTATTGGTCATACAAGTCCTGATTTTCCATTAGTGGTAAGAGATGCTACTACTAGTAATTATTTAAAAGTTATAGGTGCTACAGATGGTAATGCTGGTATAGCTTTTGGTGATGACGATGCTGAGTTAGATGGCGGTATTTTATTTAAAAACGACACAAAAGATTTAAGATTTTTTAAAGGCGGTTTTACAGAAGCAGCAAGAATTGATTCTTCTGGTCGTTTGCTGATAGGTACGACTGAAACTGGCGTTGTTGGTGGTTTATATGTAAAAACTGCTTCTCAAAACGATAATGTTGGGGTAGCAAGATTTCAGACAACAGGAAGCGACCTTTCATCTTGTGCTTTTGCAGCGGCTAAAACTGCAAATGACAATACAACTTCTAATGTTTTTGTAAGATTTGGTATTAATCAATACAATGCAGGTTCTGGGCAAATTAATGCAAATGGCTCAGGTCAATGTGCTTTTGGCAGTTTTTCTGATAGAAGGTTAAAAGAAAATATTACAGACTTACCTTCTCAAATAGAAAAAATAAAAGCTCTACGTCCACGTGAGTTTGACTACATTGAAGAAGAAGGCGGCGGACACCAAGAAGGATTTATAGCTCAAGAAATAGAAGAAGTTTATCCAGACTTAGTAGGAGAAAGAGCGGACGGAATGAAAACACTTGCAACTCTTGGAAGGTGGGAAGCAAGACTTATAAAAGCAATTCAAGAACTATCAGCAAAAGTAGAAGAATTAGAAGGTAAAATAGAGTAATGGCGATCACAAAAGTATCAAGAAATTTATTAAACACAGGCGTATCAGACAGTTCTGATGCTACTGCTATAACTATAACAAGTGCAGAAAAAGTTGGAATAGGTACATCAGATCCTAGTCAATTACTTAATGTTCAATCTGCAACTTTTCCTGTAATAGAAGTAGCTAATTATAGCGACAGTAATCCTACCGATGGTGCAGCTTTAGATTTAATAGAAAAACAACCAAGTTATGCTAGTGCTACAAATACTTTTGGGCAAACAGGTGTTTATGGTTTTAGATTAAAACTTAATGGTGCTGATAATACATTAAGATTAAAATCAGGTTCACAAACTACCGTGAATGACAGAATAGTTATAGATAGAGATGTAGGAAATGTTGGTATTGGTGGTACTACATTAACAGGATGGGCAAATAAACAAGTTGTTTTAGATGGCGGTTCTTTGACATCTGTAGCTTATGTAATGGTAAATGATACTACAGGTCGTTCAGGAACAGATGGTTCTGTTATTACTTTATCTGGTTCAGATATGTATTTAATACAACGTGAATCAGCTAATATGATATTTCGTACTGCAAATACAGAAAGAATGAGAATTGATTCTACTGGCGATGTGTTTATTGGCACAACATCTCATTTTTCTGGCGGTTCAAATGCAGGTGATGCTGTTGCTGTAGTAAATGGTGGCGTTAATAGAGAAGGTGTGCCTTTTACAGATTTTGATGAAGCGTATGTATCTGAAAATAGAGGTATATTTGAAGGCACAAGTGGATTCCAACCTTCTAATAATCCAGGCGGTTCTAATTGGTGGCACGTAATATCAAGAACAGTAAATACAGGTGGAAGTAGTATTTACATAACTCAGACAGCAACAAGTATTACAGGTGCTATACACACAAGATATAGTACTAATACTGGTAGCACTTGGACAAGTTGGCAGTCAGTATAATTTAATAATATAGGTATAATAAAAAAATGGCATTAACTAAAGTAGATAAAAGTGTATCAAGCACTCCAGGGATCGTAGATAACAGCGATGCTACAGCTATTACTATTACAAGTGATGAGAAGGTGGGTATTAATACAACTTCTCCTTCTTATATGCTTACAGTTAAATCTAGTAGTGAAAACCATTTAAGGTTAGAAAATGGTTCTGAATTAGGAGTCTTTGTACTTAATACTGACGGAGATATTAAAATTTGGGCTCATGGTGATGAACGCATACAGTTTTTAAATGGCACAGGTTCAGGCACAAGCATAGCTGCTTTTGATTCTCATGGTTTAAAGTTTGGCTCAGATACCGCAGCAACAAACGCCTTAGACGATTATGAAGAGGGTCTTTGGACACCTACAATAGCTAGTGGTGGTAGTGTTACTTCTACATCAGCACGTTATACAAAAATAGGTAATATAGTTCGTGCAACTGCAAGACTGTCAAGTTTTAGTTTTACAAGCGTTGATGGTACACATTTGACAATCGGTGGATTGCCTTACAGTATGCATTCAGATTCAAATATAGGTTTTGCTTGGGGAGATACAGGCACACAAGGTAAAGCAGTTTATTTTTGGTCTGGGTCTGGCGGTGGCTCTAGTTTATTCGCTTATTGGAGTGGTTCTGGTTATGATTCTGTAACTCATAATGAAGTACCTTCTGGTTTTAATTTAATAATAAACTTAGTATATGGACATGGGTAAAGATTTTTTAAAAGAGGTAAAAAATGGCAATAACAAAAGAAACAGTAGTAGATAAAATTGAAGTACTTGAAATGGGTCAAGTACAAGTTAGAACTGCTACTAAAATTATGGAAGATGGTAATGAACTTAACCGTACTTTTCATAGACATGTTTTAGAACCAAGTATTAAAAATAGTGATACTTGGGAAGATACAGACATATCTGGCGAAGATCCAAAAGTTCAAGCGATCTGTAACGCAACATGGACTGATCAAGTCAAAACTGCTTATCAAGAAATGAAGGATGCTCAAACTGTTTTAGGTGATGAATGACAACTAAAATACCTGTAGAATTATCAAGCACTCCAGGAATATCGGACAGTTCTGATGCTACAGCTATCACTATTACAAGTGATGAAAAGGTGGGTATTGGTACTTCAAGTCCAGCTCAAAAATTAGATGTAAGTGGTTATATAAAAACAACAAGGATAGGTGCTGGTATAAGTCCTATAGTGCCTTGTGAAATCCTCTCTACAGGTACTACATCTACAGCATTAAGAGTTTTAAAAAGCGGTAGTGATGATTCAACACAGAACAATTTATTTTCAGTAACGGAAATATCAGGTCATGGTAGATTAAGTATTCATGATTCTGCACAAAATGAAGAAATAAGGTTTGACAGTAATGGAGTTTCTTATTTAAGTGATGGCCTTAGTTTTGACGGCACTACAACAGCAGCAAATGCTTTAGATGATTATGAAGAGGGTACTTGGACACCTACATTTGCAGGAGTTGCAGCAGCAGCAATTTATGGAGCACATTATACTAAAATAGGTCAGCTAGTAATGGTTGAAGCCTATATTGCAGGTGCTACACAAAATAATTCAGATCAATTTCGTATAGGTGCATTACCTTTTACTTCAAAGAACCAAACTGCATACGGAGGTGGTAGCATCGGATATACTTATGCCTCAGATTTTACAGAGTTTGGAGCTCCGATAATTCCAGGAAATTCTTCATACATATATTTTCATAGAATAGATGGTGCATCTGGAGTGAGTAGTATAGTCAATAGCTATATTTACAATAAAGTAAGTGGTGGTAATCAACTTATCTTATTTCAAGGTATTTATAGAGCAGACTAATAACGAGGTGAAAAATGGCAATTAATTATACATGGGATGTCAAAACTGTAGATGTTAAAGAAATAGACGGCAAAGCTGATACTGTCTTTAATGTTCATTGGCGACTAAAAGCTGAAGATGATGCTAATACTGTAAAAGACGATTTTGGTAATGATGTACCTATCTCTATTTCAGTATATGGCACACAAACTTTAGATACTTCTGATTTATCAGACTTTACTGCTTTTGCAGATTTAACTACAAGCGATGTACAAGGTTGGGTCGAAGAAGCTATGGGCGAAGATGAAGTCCAAGTTAAAAAAGATAATCTTGATGCTCAGATTAATGAGTTAGTTAATCCAATAGTACAAACAAAAACTATAGGTGATTAAGTATGGCAAATAAAATTAATTTAGACGGTAAAGATTACTATGTAGATGAGATGTCTGATGAACAGAAATATCTAGTATCTTTAGTCCAAGAACAACAAATAAAAATTTCTCAAGCTAGAAAAGATATAGATGTAGCAACTGCTGCTAATCAAGTTTTAGTAGCACAACTTAAAAATTCTTTAGAAAAAGAAAAGGTAGAAACTAAACAAGTAGCGGAGGGCTAAAATGTTTGGTATATCCGCATTTGCTCAATCTCCTTTTGCAGCATTAGGCGGAACTTCTGTAAGCGTAGAAATATCTGGTGTAGCAACCACTTCTGCTTTAGGCACTACTACACAAACTGGACTAGGAAATGTAACGCCAACTGGCCAAGTAGGTACTTCGGCTGTAGCTGGTGTTGGGGTAAATGCTCAAGCAGTAGCAACTTTACCAAGCTTAGTATCTACTGTAGGTTCAGTAGCAGTAACTACTGACGCTGAAGCTAATGTAACGCCAACTGGACAATCAGCAACTTCTGCTTTATCTGGCGTAGCGATTATAGCTGGTGGTGAGATAGGAGTAACTGGTCTAGCAGCAACGGGAGGATTAGGATCTCTAACTGTATCTGGTAAAGCTAATTTAACTTTACCTAGTCAATCATCCACATCTGCTCTTGGTAACTCAACAGTTGATGCAGAAGCTAATGTTTCTGTAACTGGTCAAAACGCAACCTCTGCCGTAGCAGGAGTAGGAGTAAACGCACAAGCGGTTGCTACCTTACCTAGTTTATTAGGAACTGTTGGTTCGGTATCTGTAACTACAGATGCAGAAGCTAACGTAACTCCTAACGGTCAATCAGCTTCTAGCTCCCTTGGAACAGCTTCGCTTTCAACCAATAATAATATTTCAATAAGCGGTTACAGTTTAACGTCTGGATTAGGCACGGTTGTTACAATAGGAAAAGCTAATGTAACTCCTTCTTCTGTATCAGCTAATGGTGAAGTAGGTATTGTTCTAGTTTGGTCAGAAATAGATGATAGTCAAACTTCTAACTTTAGTGCTATCTCAGATACACAAACGCCTGGATGGTCTGAAATAGATGATTCAGAAACGCCTTCTTGGGAAGAAGTAGCTTAAATATGATAATTTAATTATAATTTGGTAGAGGTTAATAATGGCTAGTTCATACGATAATGATTTACGATTGGAGGAAATGGGTACTGGAGAACAGATTGGTTCTTGGGGTACTACTACAAACACTAATCTAAGCCTTATAGCAGAGGCTTTTTCTTATCAAACAGAAGCAACCTTTGATGCAAACGCTAATAAAGAAGTTACTATACAAAACGGCCAGTCAGATAAACGAAGAGCTTTTTATTTAAAAGTTACCTCAAGCGCTACTTTAGATGCAACAAAAACTTTAACAATATTACCAAATACAGTATCTAAAGTAATTTTTATAGAAAATGCTACATCAGGCGGTCAATCTATATCAATTTCACAAGGATCAGGAGGAAATGTAACTATAGCTAATGGTAAAACCAAAGGCTGTATTTTAGATGGAGGTGGTGCAGGCGCAGTAGTTTATGATCTTTTTGAAAAAATAGATTTAGGTGCTAGTGCGACTTTAAATGGAGGCTCCTTTGTTACAACTTCTAGTACAGACACTTTTACTAATAAAACAATTGATGCAGATGGAACTGGTAACAGCATTACCAATATTGAAGATGCAAACATAAAATCTAGCGCAGCGATAGACGCTGCCAAAATTGCAAATGGAACTATTAGTAATACAGAATTTCAATACTTAAATGGAGTTTCTTCTAACATACAAACTCAAATAAATGCTAAAGGTAACGGAGATATAACTGGCGTTACAGCTGGTTCAAATTTAACTGGAGGCGGATCATCAGGAGCAGTTACTCTTGCAGTACAATCAAGCCCCACTTTTAGTGGACAGACTTATGGAGATTTTAGAAATAATTCAAGCGCAGGTTTAATAGGTTCCTCTTCAACTGCAGCCAATAGAGCTCCTGACACAGCACGAGTTTATGTTACAAGCAGTCTTAGTTCTTATAGCACAACTAGCGGTTATTTTTACTATCCACTAAATTCTGACGTAATTACTAATAAAAAGAACGCATCATATTCATCAAGCGGTAATTTTATTTATTTAGGTGCAGGAACTTGGTATATTGACGCATTTTGTCAATTATCAAGATTCGCTAGTGATACCGCAGATACTACAAGAATGTGGATAGCAACCAATGGTGGTAGTTTTTTATTAGCAGGTTCAGGTAATGCAATAGGAGATTGGAGCACAACTACTTTTAACGCAAGAGGTCAAATAACTCTTAGTGGTTCTACATACGTTGGCATTAGATGTTATGCAGGTGAAGATGTAAGGATTGCGTATATAGGTAATTACAATGGCATTAGTTTGAACTCAATTTATGCAGGCATAAGTGCCACAAGAATGTATTAAGGTTATTTTATGATAAAAAGATCAGAAGATTTATCCCAACAAGAAATAGATATCTTAGATAATTTATCTTCGATGTTTATAGAAGGATTAATAGATGCTAATGCAAATATTATTTCTGGCAAAGAAGAAGAATTTGGTTTTGCTAGTGTAAAAGAAAGCGTAGAAAAAGTTTTTCAATTAGACTCAGATGCTAGTGAAAATATAGTATCTAAGTTTAAAGAAATGTCAGAAGATGACATAGTAGATAAAGACAACCAAGATAAAAAAATATCTATACAAGAAGCACAATTTTATTTACATAAAACAGATTGGTATGCTTTCAGAAAAGCTGATACAGGAAAAGAAATACCAGAGGATATAAAAATTAAAAGGGAAGAAGCTAGACAAACTATAAGCAACTTGGAGTAATTTATGGAAATTATTTTTTGGATAGGATTGTTTTTAATAATTAGTAAATTTTTATTAAAAGCTTTTGCTCCTTATACCAATAAAGCTTTAGACGAAAAAGTTAGAGAGTATTGGGATAATTTAAGGAGTTATTTCTAATGGCTAGATCAACTGTTAACGAAGTTGATAAAAGGCTTTCAGCGCATGAGGCTGCTTGTGAACAGCGTTGGCGAGAAAATTGGAGAAGATTAGAAAATATTGAAAATGGGATAACATCTTTAAATAAATTAATTAGAAATAGTCTAATTTTTTCTCTTACTATATTTTTAGGTATTACAGGATTTTTAACAAAAGTTATCTTTTTTTAAATGCAAGAACTTATAAATTTGTTAAAGCTACACGAAGGCTTTGTAAGTCATTGTTATGATTGTAGTGAGGGCTATAAAACTATTGGTTTTGGCAGACTTATTGATAAAAAATTAGGCGGAGGTATAACAGAAGAAGAAGCAGAATATCTACTTAAAAATGATGTAGATAAATCTGTAATTGTTTTACAAAATAAATTAAATTTTTTTTCAGATCTATCAGAAGTAAGAAAAACTGTTTTAATTGATATGTATTTTAATATGGG